TTTGATGGATTAGTATCATATGAATATTCGATAGGAAATCCTTCGGGATCGCTTGCTACAACCGTTTGATTTGTTGCAGTTCCATCTATAGCTAAATCTGCTGTCGCTGGTGGTGCTGTTGTCCATTCTGGCACGGCATTTGTATCTGTATACACTCTATCCCATTCAGTGCCGTCCCAAATATAAACTGCCTTAGTGTCAGTCGCAAAACCAAAATCTCCAACAGTGTTTCCAGAACTAGGAAATGCGGCAAGGTTTGCATATGAAGTTACGGAAGAACCAGATGATCCAGCCGCTCCATCAGACCCAGCCGGTCCAGAAACAACTACCCATTGACTCGATGAACCATCGTTATAATATACTAACAAAGAACCGTCTGTACTGTTGAACCACTGGTCTCCAGCGCTAGGGTTTGTCGGTGCATTATCTGACACATACAGACCTGATGCTGTCCATCTAGTTTTAGATGCATTATATGTCCAAGTTTTGTCACCGACTACGTGAGTATCCCCATTCGAAGGACTATCTGGAAAATTTATTGCCATGTCTTATTTATCCTTTATGTAGTCAATAATGTTGTTTTGTTGCGTCTGAATATCACCATACCATTTCCACCATATGAAGAAACATGGTTTGTGGCTGCACCTGTTGTTAGTTGTCCATCACGGCCACCACTACCACCACCGCCCGGATATCCACCATTTACAGCAGATTGGACACTGCCAGTTGTGTCTGCTGAAGTCAATCCAACTTTACTAACAATGAGTCCATTTGAAAAACTTGTCGGTATTTCAGAATTTATGACAGAATCAATATCTGCAAAATAATAGGCTCCACCACCAGCACCAGAAGAATCATCCCCAGAAGTACCTATTCCACCAGAACCGCCGCCGTCAACACCGTCAATGCGATTACTTCTTGCAGAACCACCCGCGCCGGACCTCGATGGTGCAGGGTCAGTTGATCCATCACCAGACTGCGAATTCATTCCCGCTCCGCCATTATTGCTATATCCAGCACTACCACCGCCAGCACCACCGCCATTAAAGGCACTACCGCCGGTGCCACCTGTATATGTGCCTGATTGTAAACCAGCAGTCAGGGCCCCTATATTTGTAATTGTGCCAACAGGTTGCGTTGGATTGTTTGCTGAATAATTACTTCCACCCTTTCCGCCAAACGCAGTCAAAACAACATTCCCAGAGGAAGTTGGTATTGTAATAATAGAATCTCCGCCTGTAAAATTCGAGGAACCACCGCCATCATCTTGTCCTTGGTATCTTGCAGTACCATAATAAGCATTTCCAACTACAACAGTAATATCTCCTGTAATATCGGATACAGGAATTGCTTCAATCCATGCAGAAGAACCACCGTTTCCGCCATTACCACCACCATCTCCACTATTACCCTGAGCACCGCCGCCTCCTGCGCCAACAGCGAAGAAACTAATAGTACCACCAACCCCACTAAGATCAGATTGATTCATAGTAAATGTGCCGGGCAAATATAATTTAGAAGTAGCAAAAAATGTCAAATCTACTGTCGTAAGAGCAGGAGTAAATAATATTCCATCTCCTGCTTTTGTTCTAAAGGTAAAAGAACCTTGATTAGAATCATTATTCGATCCTACTAAAGAAAATACTCCATTTGATTCTGTGACAGAAGTTACTTGCGGTGGTAAACTTGATGAGTTATAAATTGTCGATCCGCTATACGCATCCCAATCATAGGTCACCGGAAATCCAGATTCATCGGTTGCAACAGCAGTGATTGTAGTCACTGTCGAACCATCATTATTTAATTGGTGCGTGGCCGGTGGTGTTGTAGTATATCGGGGTCCTATTTGATTTCCTGTAGACATTCTTTGCCATGCAACTCCGTCCCACATATAAGCCGCCTGAAAATCTGTGTCAAAACCAATATCACCAGCAGTGTTTCCAGAACTAGGAAATGAAGCAAGGTTTGCATATGAAGTTACGGAAGAACCAGATGATCCATCTGTTCCGTTTGTTCCATCTACTCCAGCAGCTCCTGCTGGACCAGATGTAGAAATCCACTGACTCGATGAACCATCATTATAGTAAACACTGAGACTGCCATCTGTAGAATCAAACCACTGGTCTCCATCACTAGGACTTGTCGGCGCAGTATCGGACACCGTGACCGAAGAACCTCCGCTCCCACCACTTATTGTATCCCACAACGTAGATGTGGAATTATAGGTATATACGACACCATTTGCAGTGTGTGTATCCCCATTTGAAGGACTATCTGGAAAGTTTATTGCCATTTATTGTCTCCTAAACACTGAAGTCATAGTATCTGTCATTTACAACGGATGATGTTGTACCTTGAAGCAAGGTGTAACTGGTGCTGCTCAAATCGGATGCTGTATTGCCGCCGATATACGGCGTGACATATCCACCGGAAAAGTAAGGAGTGGTCGCAGCACTCCCGCTGACTAAAATTGCCTTGATTGTTCTACCTGTAGTCCACGTTATAGTTTTTGTGTTCCCGCTGTCGTTTTCGACGTACCCAAAATTAAAATGCGATCCTGAGCCAGACGCCGGTAAAGTTGTACCAAAAGCTGATGACATTTCTGTTCGAAAATATGCGGGGCTGTTGTTATCAAAATTTGGACTTGTCTCACTTGTGCTTGCCTCTCTCCCAAAACGCCAACTTGATTGGTCAACATTCGCACCATACACAACCTCACTTGCGTAAGTTGAATCGTCATGCAGATTGCTTCCATCCTCCGCAACAAACATAAAATAGAATATTACATATCCATTCGAACTTGATGTTTGAGTTATATCAAATCCGTAGACATCCGTTAAACCAAACGACAATTGAAAAAGAGTTGATTTTGCTGTTGTCTGTAGTCCATCTGAGGCTTTGAATCTTCCAGTAAATGACCCACTATTGCTTTGGGATGTTGATGGTGTGAACGTAAAAGCGCCATTACTTTTTGTAAGAGATGTTATTTGTGGTGGTAAAGAAGATTCACTGTACGTGTTTGCGCCGGAAAACCCATCGAACTCATAACTGATCGGGAATCCTTCAGCGTCTGTTGCAGCAACCGTAACAACATTGTTTGATCCATCAGTGTTTAATAGCAAACTTGCCGGTGGATCAGTTGTAAAACTAGGTGTAGTTTGCGACCCAGTGTAGACCCGATCCCATTCAGTACCGTCCCAAACGTAAACCGCCTTAGTATCGGTTGCAAACCCCATATCACCATTAGTATTACCAGAACTAGGAAATGCAGCAAGGTTTGCATATGAAGTTGCAGAACCATCTGCTCCAGCAACTCCAGCCTGTTGCGGAGAAGCAGGAACCCATTGACTCGATGAACCATCATTATAATATACAAACATTTTCAATGAAAGAGAATTATACCACATGTCACCGTCACTAGGACTCGTTGGTGCAGTATCAGAAACAGTAACAGAAGAACCTCCACCACCAGAGGCGGCAGAGTTCCAAAGACCCGCTGTAGCATTATATGTATAGGTAATAGTACCAGAAGTAAATGTCTGTCCGTTGGACGGACTTGTGGGAAAGTCTACTGCCATTAAAATAGTCCTATAATTTTGTATTATTTATTTTACAAGACTATTTATAACAACTCATCCAGTAATCATTTTGTAGATTTCTTTCCAATTTTGAACCCGAACCGCTTTTCCACTATAGTATACATTGTGGTCGTGAGCGATAAGAATACCATTGAGGCCCAAGTTAATTCCAACATCAACATTTTCGGGTTTATCTTCTACCCAATAGCATTCTGTATCCCGATAAGGTTCTAGGGCATCATCTTTGTCAGCACCAGTGTCGAGATATACATATTTTTCAAAAGCTGTGTTTCCAAACAATTCCCGAAGGTTTTTTGTCCGTAGATGACACGCATATTGATCTGTACTCAAACTGGTGATTGCATGGAAAATATAACCATGATCTTCGTGCAATTTTTTAACATATTTAATTGCATCCCGCAAAGGAGGTAGTTTCCGAATTGCGGCACTTTCATTAAACATCCGTACTAATTTTTCTTTTTCACAATTTGGCAATCCATATTTGACACCAATATCATATTCGCTACTTCCTGTTGCGACATATCCATGCCGATCCATCCAAGAAGCAAAGGCGTACCCCCAATCTAGGAGTACGCCATCACAATCAACCAAGATTGTTTTATTTTTCACTGCAATCATTATATTTCCTTCTATGATTCTCTCTATACTATTATATTACAACAATGTAGAGAAAATGTCAAGCCCTAATCGACTTTTACTTCTTCAAATTCTGCATCTAAAATTTCATCTGATACGTCATCAAAGACTATAATAGATCCATATTTAAAATCCAAATAATTAGAAATGGTTAGATTTCTCTTCCCAGCCATTTTTTTAACATAGTTTTTTCGACCTTTCGAAAGTTTCTTATAGTCTCTATCTAAGTTGTCGGAATATTTAAGATTAAGTTTCATGCACGAGCCTCCCTAAGTTTTTCTAGTTTCTGGCGTTTACGTTCTGCATAATATTGACCTTCGCGTAATAAACGATCCATTAAAATTTCACGATTATGTGCGTTTCGTTTTTGTTGCGATGAGAACCGCCGGTTGACTTTTGGTCCTGCAAGATATTTGTTTAGTTTAGATTGTCGTTTCATGTTTGTTCCTTAGTTGTCATGTAGTGCTAAAATTACTGCGTTGTCTATGGTTGCCTGATCAATGGGTTCCCAATTTACAACAGTTTGTTCCTTGAAGTAGAAAACAAGTACAAATCCTAAAGTGAAGAAAATTAAATCCCTCCACCTTAGTTGTCCTTTAATCCATTCTCTAATGTTTTCATATATCATCACATATAAAGTGGTCCGGTCCACTGGATTGTATATCCACCATCAAGGATATTTCCCCGAGCATGGTTGCGAGCAGGAGTTGCCCAACCCGCGGCTTTTAGGATATCGCCTTTCTGGAATTTTTTGTCGTTGTCGCCTTTGACAATAAATCCCCAGACAGACCGTTTTGACAAGATTTTTATGTATTTACTACCTTCGGAAACCTCAAGGCCTTCGTTGAATTCTGAAATCATTTGAAGATTGTGTGGTGACAGTTCATGAGTCCCATTGCGAGAGGTCCAGTTGAAATAATCAGATTTGATTGTTTCGAGGAGAGTTGCGATTTGTTCTTGCATTTTTAGTCCTTTCAGTGACTAGTGATTCTTTCTATATTATAGTTCTAACATATAATGATAGAAATGTCAAGCGGTATTTCGCATTTTTTCCAATTCTTTTTGTTGATTTCCGACAATATATCTTAAATCATCATTGCGTTGAGCAAGCACCATTGCCTGAGTTTTCCAGTAGGAAAGTTCAGAATTGTCTACTCTTTGTGAAGGTAAAAGTTTTAATGTATCCATAACATTCTCCTAAGTGATTCTGTTTCTACGACTAGAGTATCACAAAGCTACAGGAGAGTCAACAGTTAATTTACAGAATAATTAACCATAACATCTATTTGTTGTCCGATACGAACATTTGGACGATTATTATTTGCATATATCGACCGGCGAATAGTGGTTCCATGAACTCGTATGTCTAACCAATATTGTTCAACTACTTGATAGGCGTTGCGTCTATTGACTGTATGACAACGATTTTCGACTCTGGTGGTATTCTGTCCACTGGATTGATTGGCCCCAATGAAAGCACCGATAATCGCGCCGGTATTTCGATTGCGTACCTTACTTCCGCCGCGCAGTGAGTTGCCAATAATTCCACCAATGATTGCACCCTGCAAAACATTTGCATTATTAATCAATGGGACATGAACATTATTACAAACCAATTCGGGAACATTTTCATATCTTGTACTATAGATAGGTTGTATTCCAACAATAGTTCCGGTTGCTCTTTCGGCAGCTCGTACTGATAAACTTAGTGTATGAGAACATGCAGTAAGTAGAGTTGATAGTGCTAAGATTTTGATTGCCGTTTTAATCATTTGAAATTTCCTCTCAGATTTTCTAGGGCTCCAATCACGATTGATGGATATTCCCCCAAGTAACTACCCGCCGATAGATCGTCCAATTTGATTAAATCTTTATGGTGGTGGGTTATAAACATAAAGTTTTCTAGTATTCTCTTTGCAAGCGCATCATATGCGCCGTCTGTTAGTATCGGGTCGTCATCTTTATAATACGCATATGAAGCCATCAAATAATAAGGAATGGTCATATTTTCATTCTTATCAATGATGTCGTTCATATGCGTATCAATAATCATTAGACTCGTTGACTTTCTGCGTAGTCTTTAGCCTTCTGCTCATCAACAAAGAATTTCTTTGAGATGACTGATCTGCCGTCTTGCGACCAGACAGAATTGACTTCGGTTTTCTTTACTTCGAAACCGAAAATATGATCCCAATTTACAATGGGAGTGAGTTTTGTGTAACATTTATAGTTACGGTTTTCTTTAATTTTCATGCTAAGTTCATTACATCCTGTGCATAAGATTTATATTTGGGTTCTTTGAATCCGTCAAGTTCTTCCATTAACATCATCATACGGTTTTTAATAAAATAATCAAATACTTTTCGCATATCTCCTTTTGGGTCGTTATCAAATTGGGCGATAATATTATCTCTAATATCATCTGGCACTTTTGTAAGGTCTACTAACTGTTCGTTTCTCTTAAATCTCGCAAGCATATTCACATCCATAAAGTCTTCGGGATTTCTGGACATATCCATCCAGTTTACCAGACTCTTTTTAGTGATAGGCTTCTGACGGCGATTTTCTACAAAAACTTCATCGTCCGAAAGAAAATTGGGAATACCGTCCGACTTATCGCCGCGAATAATATGTTCGCGAAGAAATTGTTTCGGGTTGTCCTCTTTCAGAAACTTTTTCATAATCGTACTGTATTGAGACACATTGGGGTATTTTTGTAGTTGTTTAAAGTCTTTGTCACTTGAAACAATCATACACTTTTCACTCGGCGCAAATCTCTGCACCAACACCGCAATACAATCATCAGCTTCGGCGCGTTCCACCTCAACAATTTTGTAAGGAAAAACTTCTTTTAGGTCGCGTTTCATATCATTCATAGTATTGAAAATAAGACTCCAATCTATACCAGATGATTCGCGTTCTTTCTTTCTTGAAAATTTATAGTATGGAAAAAGGTCTTTTCTCCAATAATTTTTATTATCACAACAAATAACGACATTGCCATATTCTGCCGAAAACTTTTTCTTTATGTTAAGCAAACTTGTAAGGATCATATGGCGTACAAGATTTTCATCGATCTCGCTTGTCCGAGGCCCTACTTGTGTCATTAAGTTGGAGATAATAACTTGACTTAGGTCTATTAATATCATTTGTACATCTCTGTTTTGTTTCTACTACTATATATTACCACAACTACGCAGGGATGTCAATAGTTTTATTGAACCATTCTGGTATTTGTCGTTTTGTCCACACCATATTAAACCGATCTTGTTTGGTTTCGTAAAACATACGATAAGATTTTACAGGGTCTTCGGGGAAAATGCACTCTGGATTTGCCTTCATTGCAAGAGGAAATGGAGTAAGAGCATACCTATACCCATCTTTGATATTTTTTGGAAGTCTACCTAATGCATTACGCAATAGGGTGTCTGTCATATGAACTTTGCCGTATCGGTATGTATATTCTCTACATAGTTCTGAAAAATGGTCATAGTGCCACATATAGTTGTTATCACTGGCCATAGTCCACACGGTACACGGATGACTCATGTGAACAGCCTTATATAAGACGCTCTCACGCGCATCTGACAGTTCCCAATACTTTGACATAGTTTTGCCCGACTTGGACTTACGGCGTGTTTCTACACCGTCTAACATGCGGTGAGCAGTAGAAAGCATCTGAGCACTTTCTACTATCATTTTTACCACATGTTTATCGCACTGCAATTGGGCCGCAACTTTTGGGTCTTTGTCTAGTATAAAGATATTCACACAAAATCTCTCAAAGTTACTGACCGTGAAGAACATTTTAGTTTCCGCAAAGCATGGATAGTAATGCCACGAATTCTTTCACGAGTCACACAATATTGTTGACCAATTTCTTCTAATGTGTAAGATTTGTCTAAACCACCAAGTCCAAACCGCATCCGTACCACACGCTCTTCGCGGGGAGTGAGTGTAAGCAATGCAGATGTGATAGCAGCTTTTCTTTCTAGAATCACGACATGTTCATCATCATCAACTGTCAATTCAACATCGTCTAAAGAGTCCATATCTTCTGACACATAGTCTTCGAAATATTTCCGGTTTCTCATGTATCTACTTTTGAAAACACCTACTGTAGTCATAACGAATCATCCTCTCTTGTTACAATTAAATATACCACAAGAGAGGATGAGAGTCAAGTATTATTTTGCTATTTTATCTAAAGTCGCATTAATATCTTTCCTAAGTTTGGCATAACCACTAGGACTATCTAATTCAACATGAGTACTTATATGTTTCCTTAACTCATCTTCATGTTTTGGAAATCTTTTTATAATAGGTTGCAAAAACTTAGTAGGACTAAGCTTTTTATTATTTGATTCTTTTGCCTTTTTTATAGCAGACTTATCACCAATTTTAAATTTGCTAGCAAATTCACTAAAACTTTGTTCTTCGCCCATATTTGCATATGCTCTGAATTTTCTAGGGTTTATTTGGCCCGGAGTTTTATGTGTCATTTTCTTTGCTTTTGCGAGATTGGCCATGCCTTGCATCGCCCGATAACTAGCATTGCCCCTTTCAGTAACTTTTCTAATTTCTTTAAAAACTCTATTTGTATCACGGTCTAGTTTGTCCATTGTTCTTTGATACTTCACAGAATTTCCAGTAGTTTGCATCATTTTTTCTAATTGTGTATGCATGTCTATGATTTTTTGTATTTCTGCTTGCAGATCACTTACCGCTTCTTTTTGTTCGGCTGGGACTTTCTTATCACCATAATACCTAAATGAATCTCCAACTTCTCTTTTTGAGTATGTCCACTGTTTTTTTGCTTTGCGGTGAAAATCTTCTGCTTCTTTTTTAAATTTCGGAAACTCATTTCCACGATCCTTACCAGCGGATGGTATTGATGACTTCTGCACGGTTCCAACATGTTTGGATGTCATTTTTTCTAGTTTGTCTAGGATTTTATGCAATCCCTTGTCAATCTGTCCGGTCGTCCAAGGGAACAATTTAGAAACAATCTCATTTACTTCATTAGAGCCATTCAAGTCTTCACGCAATTCTTTAAAAGTTTTCATTTTTCTTTCCTTTTTTTCTTTATTTATAATAGTGCCATCTTACAAATATAATAAGAGTCCACTATATCAGATGTGGGGTTGCCAATCTTTTCAGACTTAATGACAAGCTCTTCCTGTAAATTTCTTGAAGTTTCTTGTAAAAATGATTCATACATTTTTTCTTTGTTTGCATTTCCTTTTCCGGTCGCAAACTTTTTGATTTCTGTTGGAGCGATAAGTTTATATTCTATATCTGCGTTCCAAATTTTCCATTTCAATAATCCAGTATTTTCCGCAATATGAAATACTTTACCTTTAGATCCATAACTATAATCTTCTATTGCAACTAATTCAATTCCATTTGATATGAGAATGTCCAAGGCCCAATCAGATATAAAGTCATATCGTTCTTCGGGGGTTTCCCACAATTTAAACTGTGGACTACCCTCTATATTTTTGTATTGATAATCTTCGTATTTTTTAACACCGGAGAGAAAAAAAGATTGACAGTTTTCAAAACTAAAATTTTCTTTCTCTCCGGTATAGATAGTCACCGCTGGACACGATAAACTATAATCAATACCACCTATTCTTCTTCCATCCATAATTCACTCTCGTCCACTTCATGCTCTGGTTCATCTATATTTATATAGATTTCAAGAGCCTCTCCGCAGACAGGGCAAAATCGAACTTCTTCATCATTATAGGTTTCTACTTTAAATTCAGCAGAACAGTGTTCGCAACCTATCGTTTCCATTTAATATTCCTTAATAATCAGATGTATATAGTAATATTAAAAAGTTATCTCACACGCACCACCGACACATGCGGCAGATCCCATTGTATCAATGTCTGTGAATTTCTTGGTTGTAAGTTGATATGTAAAGTCAACATGATTCATATTCTGTTGAATCTTAGTCCACTTATGGCACAAGAAAACATCCTTGAGACAATATTCCGCCATTTTCATATCTTTCATAAAGTAATTATCTGCAAATTTCTTAAACCTACGAATCCACTCGGCGCGTAAATCTGAAATTTCACCCTGATATTCTGGTGGCATTTGTGCAACTGAGCAGGCTTCCCAAAGATTATCAAACCCCTTGCGAGTATCTACAATCAAACCAGCAGCAAACAAAGCACCCCGACCATATTTTGCAACAATCTCATCTTCATCTAACACTTCAGTCATTGGGGCTTGGTGAAAGTCTTTGTCGCCCATACCAGATAGGAATGATACACCCGCAAAGAAATCTTTATTGTCAAACAAGTAATCTTCAACCTCTGACCACATATGTTCTGGTACTGTCACGGTGTTCGAAACATTATGTCTTACTGTTGGATCGGCGCAGAGGTGTTCATTTGTTCCCGCTTCTACCCAATTTTGTTGTACCTGTTGTACTTTTTCTAGTAATGCAGTACCGAATAATTCTTCTTTATATAAAGAACCTTCTGGCGAAATTACTGGAAATCCAATACAATAGTCTGTACGACTCGTAGACCATACTGACTCTTCAATCATATATGGATTGGATTTTGCAATTAACTGTGCGACTTCGGCATCCTTATTCATTTGAACATGTCGAATATATTTTGGAGCATGTTCTGCATGAATACCTGATGCAGTTTCTAAGAGAACAGAAGCGTTACCAGATGGTTTGACACATGTTGTACGCGCAGCCTGATTAATGCCAATTAATTCTGCAACCTGTTTGTTGACAGTTTTGACAATTTCTGCGCCGTCTTTTTGAATCTGATCGTCAAACAATACATCTGGATTATTCATCCAACCTGTTACCGATACACCAAGCAGGGCTTCACGATCAAAGATTTTCTTTGATGTTTCTGAGAGATATTTAAAGTCTGTATATCCTGCCTGCAATGTACCCATGATAGCACCCGCCCGACAGGCTTTAAAGAACTCTTCCTTAGTGGTACACTTACCACCATTGATTTCGGTAAGGTTACACCCCTGCCAACCGCTCTCACCGTCTATCTGTGGATACATACCAATTTCTACACATGGATTTGTGGTGTGCTCTGTATTGTCTACAAAGTAAAATCCTGGCTCCCCAAATTCCTTGATCGATTTCATACAATTAGAAAATTCATTTTTTGTAATCTCACTACGCACAATGACTGCCGAGTTATTTGATCTTCCTCTTTGTGGATTGTCGATAAACCAATTGCCGGTTTTTGCCGTCAACATTTCTTCGTCATCTTTAGAGAACAAACAAATGGTCGCAGAGCGTCTTACACCACCCGCCAGTACTGCATCTGCAGCGTGCATAGAGATATCATATACATGAATGGGAGATAGTCTTGTATCACCTTTGAGTACCAGAGTTTGAATTAGATGTTCAATTTTATCCAAAGCCTTGCGTAGTGGTTCTGGGCCGGGCGCTTTAAATCCACCAGAAATCATTGATCCTTGTGGGCGGACTTGTGACAGATCGAAATAAACTTTTCTGCCTTCAAATTCTGGACGAGTACCACCACCCACAAAATATGATGACATCAAGACTCCAAGAGCATCTGCCCAACCTTCGATACTATCTTCTATTAACCAACCTTTGGCCTGTTTCTTTCTTTCTGCAATATCTGGAATTTTTGCAACATGATGTTTCTGGACGGAGAATCCTGCACCGGCGCCGCAGAGTAGAATATAAAACAATTCTTGAAAATATGCAGCACGATCTGCATATGTGGATGTGCAGTTATACATACGCATTTGATGTTTAAGTAGTTGATCTCCTCCGAATTGCAATGCACGCTGCGCTCCGAGAGCATATTTCAGTTTATACGATGATTCGGCCTCATCGATCAACAATGACAATTCTGGTGTCATTTTATCCTTATAAAAATTTCTGTGCATATCCATGACGCGAATTACAGACTCATCCCAAGACTCATATCGTTCGAGATTATCATCCCATCGTGAATATGATTCATAGAATTTTGCCTGAGACATTACCGATCTCGCGTCCATATCTTTATTATTCGAATTTACTACTTTTAACATTCTTTTCCCTCTTCAATGAATATTCTAGCACCTTTTCCAAGACGCTATTTTTAATTTTGCTTCCAAGTCTTTACTGGTAGATTTACTTAGTATTCCCTGTAATTCTGTAATGTCGATTCCTGACAGAATCATATCATTAATATCTTTTTGTCGCACTTTTTCTGGCCATATTACAACCGAAAAATTATTGTCTATTGACTGCTCTATTTTCTTTACAATTTCCTTGTTTCTAGGCTCATTATCATAGACAAATACTACATCTGAAAAGTCTTTAAAATAACTTTTGTCTATGTCACTACCCGCCATAGCGAGCGCATTATCTACGAATAACGAGTCTATCGGACCTTCGACTACATATACAGTCTTAGTTGGATCGACTCTGTCCAAACCAAATATCTTTGGCACATCCTTCACCTTAATGGTGATATATCTCATATGAGATTTGGGATCGAGCGATCGTCCTTGTAAGGCTATCAAATCACACTTTTCATTGAAGAATGGTATGACTATTCGTTTTTCTTTTTGGGGAATATTGTTCGTTACTTTGAGTTTGTCCACTACAGATTTGAAATCATCTGTATAATATAACAAATCCATCATGGGCAACTTTCTACCCTCACAATAAACTCTAGCCGGATGAGACTCCGGCAAATCTATAATCTTTTCTCCATAATCAAATGAGCACTTACTAGAAAATTTTGGTGCAAAGTCAAATTTTATAGGTACATCTTTTTCTTTTATTCCAGCAGGAGCACTTTTACCTTGTTTCCACTTCTCCATAACATATTCTTGATATAAAGATACATTTACTTCCTTAATAAAATTGCCAAGAGACATACCCGCGCCGCAGTTATGACAGATGTACCTAAAGTTGTTTTTCTTTTCATAAAGAAACCCACGCATTTTATAGGAATTCTTTTGAGAATCGCCACAAATTGGACACCTACAATTATATAGGTTGGTCTTTTTTTGTGTAAATCCTTCGAGTTGAGAAGAGAGTCTTTGAATGAATGATCGATCAATATATAACATTACACAATAATACAGTAAAAATTGCGTTGTGTCAATATATTTAGAAAATTTATGTCATATAAAAATGAGCAATCGCGGCAGATACGGCCGCAGCGAATACCATCCAAAACGCTTTTTGAAATGCAGTAGTAGTCCTAGAATTTTCAGCAACAGCTGTTGTCAAATGATCCATTTTTTCCGATAGTTTATTAATTCTATCATACTGAGCAGAATGTTTTTGCTCGATGGCAAGAATTTTTTCTTCTGCACGGGCAATCGAAATCATGGCATCAGCCATTCTATCAATTTTTTCTTCGATACGGTCGAGTCTGACGTTATTCTGTGGACTGTCCATTTAATTATTCCTGCTCTACTGATTCGTAATACTCTTTATATTCTAGTATAATAACTTTCTGTTCACCAATGTATCTTTTCATGTCAATAACGGTTAGTGATAAATTTTCATAGTCCGGATGGTCGAGTGCAAATAATGCAATACTTTTTCCTTCACTTTTCAATCTATCTGTAACTTCTTTATAATTATCAGGCGTCACAACAATAAATTTGAAGTCTTGCCAATTAACTGGCGCGGGCATACTTAGCTCGAGTGGTATTTTTTCCACAAAAACTTCTTCGGTTATTATACGTTCTTCTGGTTTCACTAGACTTGAGCAACCAGCCAACACAACACTCAATACAATACCAATCAATATTTTAATCATTTGTCAATTCCATGATATCAGACTTCAAATCATTTTGTATACTTTTATTTATAATATTTTCTATTAGGGCCGGTTTATTCGCAGCAAGAAATCCCAAATCATGTTCAGATAGGGTTTTTCTCAAACCAGTAACTTCTGATCGCAATTCAGCGCTCTTTTCACTTATGCGCGTGTTTATTTCTTTGACTTCGACTATATTTGCGTTCAGTCGTTTTATTTCGATGTTCTTACTATCGACAGCAGTAGATAATTTTGAATTGTTGATTTTTAGAGTGTCAATATTTGCTTGCAATCTCTGCATGTAAAACCAACCACCAGTAAGGATACCAATGATTGCTAATACCAGATAAATTTTTGCACCTTTAAACATTGACAATAAAAACATTTTATACTACAAATCCCTTTGCAATATAAACATAGTTCCATATTGTTCATCTTGCAATACGACTCGTTTTTTTGGATTTCTTTTGATATATTCTCTAATATCGGAAGCATCTTCTCTGCGTAAGAATGGTTCCCATCGAGAATATTTTTTCTTGCCCTTTAAGAATTTTTCGTATGCGTCCGGTTTGACCTTAAAGACTCTCATACCGGCAAATTCTTTTTTCCAAGGATTTTCATTGTAACCACCAAGAGCTGCAGATGATGCAGTGTTTGCGATTTCTTCTGTCAATATCAAATCGTGATTTTTTTCTTCTTGTAAATTGATATAATCAATCAAGAGATTTTCCATCAACACAATATCAGAATCTTGCAACCCTTCTTTATTTTCCTTTAGAAGCGCCATAGCAGCAGCATAGGTGGCAATCTTAGATGACCCGCCAGGAAATTTTGCAAGAATTCTTTTGAGATTAAAAATAATTTTATGGAAAGTGGTAAAGGCCTGTTTTTCTTTTCTGGACTTCAATTCACCAGATTTTTTCAACACTTTGCCATTGGCATCAATAATACCAAGATCAAATGCATCTTGTTTATTCCAATCTGATGTCAATATTTTTATAAACTTATACGCAAGAAATGCATTGAATACGCCGGCCATTTAAATCTTTTCCAATTCTTCTAATATGTGATTGTCCAATTTTATATCGTTTGTATATATAGAAACACCGTTTATTCCGTCCACCTTTTCGGGCAATTTATTCAAAAATTTCAGAAAGCTTGCTAAAATATAATATTGTTCAGATTCTATTTTTAGAAACAAAACCCTACTACACGGCACATTACCCAAAACATTATATAAAACTACCAAATGATTTATAATCAATCTTTCTTTCAAAATATCCTTTGTGTGATATTTATGAAAGAGTCTCTTGACGTATTTGATACGTTTCATATCGCCAAGAAACTCTTCCATGTTGTGACACTGGGGATTGTCATAAGATTTCATCTGGTAGTTGAACACGTTAGACTCGTTCAACAACATAAAATTATTCATATTTTCACTTACTTATTATATTAGTCTTCTTTTTTCTTAGAAGCCTTTTTCTTTGGAGCGGGAGTTTCTTTTTTTGCTACAGGAGCAGGAGTCAAAGCATCAATTTTTGATTTGAGACCTCTGTGACCAGACAGGAGTTCTCCTGTTACTGAATCTTTCCATCCAGCATTTGTTGCTACAGGATTTTTCATCCATTTTTGGGGTTTAGCCCATCTTGGTAGATCTGCCATTTGTTTTTTCCTTCTTAGTGATTGTGTTATATTTATCTTATAGTTTTGTGAGTATGGTCTGTTGTATGGGTGTGCGGTATATTCTTTGCGCCCTTGTCAGACTTTTTATGACTATGTGTTTTCATTTTGGGGGCATCATCACCGGCGCCTTCAGCTTCTTTTCGACGTTTGAGTTCAGCTGCCCACTTTTTAGGAGCATACTTTTTCATTGTTCGATCTGCCTGTGATCTAGTACCATCATCTTTTTTTGATTTACTACCAGAAAACATACGGTCAAAAATTTTCTCTCGAAGTTTTCTATGTTGTTCCACTATCTTCTCCAACAGAATTACTCCTTATACATATTCAATTCGTATGGACGTGATCCGCCACGATTATAAACTTGTACTTGAATGGCTTTTCCTTTATTACCCATCAATCTGTAAGTATTTGTCTTACCATTAGACGGTTTTCTAGGACCCATACCAACTACTTCCATTCTTTCATCTGGTGTAATATCAATACCAAACTTCAGTTTTGCATGTGTTATTGCAGTATCAATCGCACTACCCAAAGTTTTGTGATATAGTTCATATCCTGTACCAGAGATTTCTTCAGCCATTCCGAAATAGTCTTTCACTTTTGTTGTCGATCCCTTGCCTGGCGTTGCAAGTCCTTTCCGACGATTTGCCAATTTTCTGTTTGCTTTTTGTTTGATTTTACCCAATTTTGCAAATCTACTATTGGTTTGACTTGGCGAGGCCTTATCTGTAACAGCACCATCTACAACTTTTGAACCCACATCATCTGCTCTCTTTAAAGTATTTTTCTGTTGGTCTCTGTCTTTTAGAGCAGCCTTATTATATCTTTTTTTCATATCACTTGAGATTTCATCAAGTTTAACACCGGCGGCCCGCAAAGTTTCTGCGTCTTCCCATGAAATAGATTCGCCGCGAAACTTAATGTCCATCATTTTTTCTGTTGATTTTTTACCGATATGTTTTTTCAAAAGCATTGCAACATATTCTCTGGGTTCCGTATCTATATTATTGACATAAGATTTCAGTTTATCTGGATGGCCAGTCTTTAAAAGATTTGCAACTCTCATAAATGTATTTTTGTCCATTCCACCATTTTTCTTTGCATAAGCCTCTAATTCTGCAGCAGCCTTTTCCATATCTCCGGCAGACTCATCAAGTTCAACAGACTCTTTAATAGGATAACCAATCATTTGTTTCTTCTTCACCTTAACAATCTTCAAAGTCTTTTTGTCTTTGATTTTCATTGGGGGAAGTTCTGCACTTGTGATGATTGACTTGGCGCCCTTTTCATCAGATGCAGTTCCAACAACTTTGTTACCGGCAGCAGTATCAACAACTGCATAGGGTTCACGCATTTCATCAAGTTCAACAGACTCTTTCATTGCTTTTTTGATATCAGCACCAGACATGCCAAAGTTCATAATCAATTTATTTATTGCAAGATTAGACATAAAAGGAATATCTGCTTTTGCGATTGCAATAGCACTTTCTTTATCCAATTTTTCCAGTGTCTTTGAAAGTTTCATCCCATTTTCGACAGAAATTCTTTTTCCGCGCATAGATTCATAAGACTTTTTAAGCATATCAATTTGTTTTGGTGACATAGACTCTTCTATAGATTGTTCCAGTTCTCCGCCCTCAACAATGATATTCATCTGTTTGACAAAATCTTCTTTCATCTTTTTATCCCAAGGCGCCTTTTTCAGAGATACTTTATCTTTAGGTTGTGCCTCTCTGTCGGCCTTTGAGAGTGCGCGGGCCTTTGCCTTTTCTTTGGAGGACATTTTACTTGCGTTCATTTTACCATAAGATTCACTGGTTGGTTTTTCATGACCCCAACCCTTATCCTTCAGAGCAAGATGATCTTCGTAAGAGGTTGTCATTCTACCTTTACCAGTTTTCGGATCATACATCATATGATCTTTATAGTCCTCGGCACTTTCTTTCATTTTCTTTTTTTTCTTTGCAGGACCATACCCATACTCTTTGAGTTTTTTCTTATAGTTACCATAAGCTTCCTGAGTTGCTTCATCCATATTTTCTAATTCTTTTTCAAGTTTTGCAATCTTTCTTTCAAGAGCGACTTTTTTCATCTTAACAGCAGAAGAATTTCCACCAAACTTTGTAAGCATTTTTTCAAGTGCTGCAATATCTTTCATAATCTTTTCTGGGGATGCAGCTTCTATTTGAAGTTCCATGCATTCAGCAAGAGTATATCCCATAGCAAGATATTTCTTTTCATCTTTTTTGTCGATGACTTTTACTTTGCCTTTAAGTTGTACCATAATTTCATTTTTAACGTCTTTCATTTGTCTTGTTTCTGCGACAAATAAAACGGGCATATGGACACCATCAATCGAAACGGTTTCTTCGTTTACTGTGTTGTTTTTCATATCTTCGTCAAGATTGTCGAAATTGTTTCTGGTGATACGCACCATAACGCCGTCAAAATCAAAATCGGTAGAATTGTTTTCTGTCTCGACAATTTCTTCAGACTCTTCTAGGTTTTCTAGGAAAAGAGATCGGGCAGCAATTTTCAAATCTTCAGATACTATAGATTGCAATTCATCCAGAGTAATGATTTCCATTTCTGCAATTATTTCTGCGAGGTGACGCATCGATGTAATTTGCATCATTTTTCTAGCAATAGAAATTCCTGTATCTTCTTTATTCAAACGAGCCTTCATTGCAGTAAGATACTTAGATTTCTTTTTGTCGTTAAGTTCTATAATATCATCTTCTGACATTTCTGCAACACGTTGTTCTAGTGCCTTACCAATAGTCACTGGATAGGTTTTGCCTCCAATAGAAAATTTCTTTTTTCCCGCTTTTTTTGCGGCAGACGCAGCAGTTATAAATGATGCAACATCTTCTGCTTTGATATCTTCTAACATGTAATTTCTCCGATTTGTTTTTTATTATTTATATATTTTTATTTGTTACGTTTTCTAGGTTCGCTACGATTATATTTCTGAGTCACACTTGAGAGATTTTTTGGATCGTTATTCATAGGATTATTATCTTTATGGTGAATATCTCTTCCATCACCCCGTTCTGCAATTCCTTTTTTAATCGCCAAGCGTCTGGCACGACTACGGGCAGCGTTTCTTTCCATTTGCTCAGGAGTACCCAAGTAATTTTTACGCTCTTTCTTATAGTCTCTATCTTCGTCAACAGACTCAGTCTTTTCTTTAGCAGCTAAATATGCCGCGACTGCCATTTGTTTCCTTTTGTCGTCAGATTTTCCTTTGAATTGTGGAGCCTTAGATTTTTTGAAATCTTTGACATAATCGCTCATATCATCTTTATTCGGATCTAACTTCTCATTGAAAGGTAAAAAAGATTCCGACCTGACTTTTGCGGCAAGATCTTTATCTGCCTTACCCCATGTACCTTTGCCCTTTGTCACAAAAGAATTGACTCTTGCAAATGCCCATTGTTGTGCGGTTGTCCCTGGCCGGTGGCCAGATTTCCATGCTGCCATACCCCTGTCATATACCTTTTTCAGAATACTAAGCGAAATACCAGAAGCATCTGCTTTCTTTTGTAGTGACTTTGTTGCATTCTCATCTATATACTTGGCTGGTTGAGTTCCCTTCTTGTCTTTAATATCCTTATCTTGTTTTTCTGTGATACCAAATTTCTTTCTCATAACATCAATCTGTTTCATAACTTCTTTATGTTTTGCAGTACCAACAGGAAGTTTCATTCCAAGATTATATAACTTTAATAGTTCTACTGGAATTTTAACATCTTTCTCATCAATCGCTTCTTCTTTTGGTACACAATTTGGGACCATCTTACCGCCCTTCTTTTTCATTCCCTGTTGAGTATAACCATCCCAACATGGTTTTGTTTCTCCAAACATTTTTCTATATCTTTTTGTATGTTTGGATTCTTTTGTCTTAGCTCCTTTATCGCCCGGAGCTGGTTTTTTAGAACCACCCTTTGCGAAATATGCAGCGCGTTTCTCTTTTGTAGATTTTGACATCTTATCGCCATCTGCATCTGCCGCATAATATTTTGAAGGTTGAGTACCCTTTTTATCTTTGACGTCAGAGTCTTGTCTAACTTCTTGCATATTTTTTACAACATTTTTAATACTCTTAAAAGTTGTTTTTGGGAATTCGTTAGTCGCTTTCAACAATTCTTTCATGTTTACATTTGCTCGCATAACATTCAACTGTTGTCTACCGTTTTTCGCAGCCAACCATCTGTGGTGTCCATCGACAATATAATCATCTTTCGAAACGATAATAAATTTTGCATTGTCTTTTTTGGCAAGCATTTTATCAAGAGATTTTTCCACACCAATTTTTGCAAATTCTTTTTGAATTGGTTTCAGTTTATTAGGATCTTCTTTGCCTTTTTTCAGAGTGATACCCTTTTCTTTTAGATATGCAAAATACTCTGGATAGTCTTTCTCGTCGACTTGAGGCATTTTGTCTCTGGTAATGCCAAGTCCTGCGCCTTTTTTAGGCATGTCGATTTTAAGTTCATCAAGTTCTGAAGCTTCTTTGAAACCCATTCCTCTCATTACATTATCTGGATCAACACCCATACCTCTTGCTACATTCTTAGCCCTAGATTTCAATGTCTTTTTCGGTTCTTTCGCTGCTCTTGCCTTATCTTTTGCGGCATGTGGACCTTTTCCCATTCCTCTCATTACAAGATCAGGATCAACCCCCATTCCTCTTACCACGTTTTTGACTCTAGATTCATTCATTTTCATATTTTTGCCTAGAATGGCGTCCATAAAACCTTCGGGAAGTTGGTTGGTCATATCATTTTCCTCGTATTTAATTATTTTGTCGGGTGACGTGAAATTTTTCTTACGCATGATTGTTTTCAACACTACGTCAAATTCGTCGTTGTTTCTATCATATGTCACCGCAACTGGAATGTTCAAGTCCGACTGAATGTCTTTCAGTACCGCTTCGGCACCAGCGACACCCTTAATAGACTTACCCTGTCTCTTATACATTTTCTTGATAAACTCTGCAAGCTCTTTTAATGTGATACTTGGGTTATTACGACTATCATCCATTCTATCACCAAAATGTCTAGTGAAATTAAAATCAATATCATACTTTGCGAATAGTTTGTCTACAACACTTTCAAATTTTTTGATTTGGTCTAAACCAATTAGTCCATTTTGAACAGATTCCATATATGGTCTATGGGGCATTTGGCCATCGCTCCCAATCTTCCAAGTAATTCCAAAGTCTAATGGGTCGGGTTTTGGTACATCAGAAATGTATCCGTGACTGGCAAAATGTTTTTTCATGGCAGCATACCACGGTTTTTCTGTTTTGCGTTTCAAATCTTTAGTGTCTTCAAGTTCACTTGTCTGTAAACTTTGTAATCGTTTTCTATACTGTTGCTTTTTTTTATTATATTCTCTTGTGATATGATCAGGGGTGCTGTGTGGGTATTCACGAACTGCAAGCTTTTCATTTGGTTTCCAGTTACCCATTGCATCCATTCTGGTTCCTGTTATTATATTATGAATTTCTCGACATTCTGATGCAGATTTTTTGTGTATCCCCATCGTTTTTCTACTAATCAAATCTTTCATTGGTTGGGTCATACCCTTTCTCGCTGCATACTTCAAGTGATACTCGCGGCGAGCCATCCATTCTTCTGGCGTTTTGGGTTCGTTTGTTCTGGGGTCTTTACCGCCAGCGGCTTGCACCGCATCTTTAGCAGCATTATCTCTTTTTGTCATTGCACGAGCGGCCGTGGCATATCTGCCCAATTGGTTTTCATTCAAAGATTCGAATTGTGTGAAATTTGGAGCAGGGTTTACCTTGTCGCGGAGTTTGTTACCGTTTCTCTTTGCCCATTTTCTGACCTTATTCACACCCCTAGCAGTTTTTACTAACATTTTAACGGCATCAAAACTCATTTTCGCAGCCATACCAAACGCAAGCATAGTTGCGAAATCGGGCACTGCACCAAAATCTTCGTCAATAGATTCGAATAATTCTTCGTCATCGATAACATCTAAACTATTTACCAAATCTGTTTCGAAAAATTCTCGCAAACCTTCTATATCTGATTCCATAAATTCCATCATTTCTTCGGAAAGATTCATACCTTTTCTAACTGCATCGAAAACACTCTGTCCACCCTTAAATCCAGCTGGCATACCTTTTTCGAAACTCTCAAAGTCATTTGCGGCAGCGGCTGCTCTCATTTTAGATGCTGACATACCAGTAACGCCTTCTGCATCTGGATCGCGAGCACCGGCGGATACTACTTTAACACCACTCTCAAAATTATAATATCCATGTCTACCTTCGACATCATTATACTTGTTTAATATTTTTTCAAACTCTGTAACTCTGTCCGACCCCACAACCATAGTCACATCTCTATAACCTTTGGCATATACGGTGGATAGAGTATCAAATGCGTTCTTAACACCAACATCATACTGAATAACCTTTTTATGTTTAGGAAACATTGCCTTCATAAATTTAGTTTTTTCTTTGTATGGTAATGGATTTTTCTTAGGGTCATTTGATTGACTCGAATAAACCATTGCATCCGCATTTTCTTTCTTGGCGACTGCAACAACTTTTTTCAACAACACTTCATGTCCTGTTGTTGGGGGATTAAATCTACCAAAAGAAAATACAAGTTTTTTCATTAGTTCGCTCTCGTTATGTTTGTGATGCGTTCGATTTGTTGGTTGATAATCGCTTCGCGGTTTGGCCAATAGATATATTCTTTATCTTTGTTCTTCATAAGATTATTTAGTAATGGTAAAATCAACTCTTCGACCTCATTGAGTTTGTTTCCAACCAAAACTTTTTCGCTTTCGTAATATTCCTTGACTGTTGAAACTTCGTCTAACATATCGTCAAGTTTACCGACAACATTATCCATTTTATATTCTAGCAGTTTTACTTGCTCGGAAGAAGCGTCTAATTTTTCAGACACCTCTTCTGTTCTTTCTGTCTGTCCTGTGAGGCCTTTTAGGTCGTCCTCATCAACGGCGGTAAAACCGAAATCAATATCATCACTCATTTTCATTATCCATGACTGTGTAATCGTGAATAGAATCTAAATAATCTTTTGCTTTAGTAATTTTTGCAACTACCCAAGGTTCGAGACTAATCGGCTGAGAATCAACACCACCCATACCATCGTCATCCATAATTTCTACAAGGTCTAGAATTTTGTTTTGCATAATCATCAAGTCTCTCGCCACCATCTCCATTGTTTCATCTTCAAAATAAGCAGACTCGACAATATATTCTTCCATTTTAACTTTCAAACCTTTTTTAAGTTTCATAAGTTCTTTTTTGAGTTCTGCCATTTTTTTACTATCGACTCTCATGCCAGTCTTAGTCAAATCTGATTTTGTCATGGATAATTCACCTAGAGTAGATTCATCTGCCTGTTTGACACCCGCCATACGATTTTTTAATTTGCGTTTGTGTTGGTCTGCACGACTCTTATATGTTGGATTATCTGGATCCGACTTAGAGGCATCTGAATATGAGTCAGAATATTTTTTCTCATTACCAATTGATCTAGTAGCCTTATCCTTGTAAGACTTTTTGGTTTTAGGAGACAGTTCATCAAGTTCAACTGATTCTTTAATACCAGCATCTTTCTTTGCATACTTTACTGAAAGAGCAATATCGTGGGCCAAATTCTTGAAATATGCACCACCTTTTGTATAGTCATCTGTTCCGTTACCAACCATAGCATTTAAAATTTCCTGATCAGTTTTTGTCCAATCGTTTTGTCTAATTTTGTCCATAAAATATTGTTGGGTTGCATCATCTATATTCCCATCATCATGAATCTGCCTGCCACTGTTTGGTTGTTCGGTGTGCCGATTTCTTGCTATATCTTCAACATGAGCTAAAATAAAACCTAAACTTCTTTCGTTTTCTCTACGGTCTTTCCCCTGCGCTTTACCCTTCATAGCAGTGCCCTTTGCTTTTCGTAAAGCTACTATCATTCTATGAACTGATAAACGGGCATATGGGAACTGCATTTCCATGGCAGTTCTTTTCTGAATTTTCTGTGGTTTCTGTGGTTTTCCTCTAGCACCTGGCACTAATTGTTTCATAGTGTCCAAGAAACCTTCAGAAAGTTGACTCTGATGCAGATTTTTCATTGCACCGATAACTTCATCTACCGAATCACAAAATTCCTGTAGTTTTGGTAGGTCTTCTTTTCCATGAGGATTTTTCTTATCTTCGGCAGCCTTATATGCGTGAGTCTCATAAGTACCAAGAGCCAATTCTAATTTCTCAAATGTAAGTTTATCAGGACTACCTTTTAACAAAGAAGATAATTTCTTTGCATGATTTTGACCAGAATTACTTATACCACGCACATTGGGTACAGATTTAACTTTTTTCCAAGCCTGTGCCAACTTTTTATCATAAACTGATTCATCAAGTTCAACAGATTCTTTATGTACAGAATATTGCGGGCCATCATCGTATGGAAAAGGTTGTTTGTCTAAATGCTTTCCAACGGAACGTGGGACAAACTGCCCTGCGCGCTTTTTGCCTAAGACTTTTCTAGTTGTTTTTACTAAATGATGTCCATCTGGTCCATCGCCGTAGACCATAAATTTCATACCAGCTTCTTTGCTATCATGCACACCGCCAGGCAAAATTCTGTTGTCAACCCAAACTGATAACCAAACGGGGCGATCCCCTTCTTTCATTTCATCAAGTTCATTAGATT